GAGAGCCAAGTTATCACAAAGAGCTGGTGAGCTGAAAGATAAACTATCAGATGCTAATGAGGCTGTGAATAACTTTGCAACTGGCTCTAAATTTGAACAAGTCAGTAACTCATTAGGTGGTATAAAAGACTCATTGCTATCATTAGACTTTGAAGAGGCACAACAAAAAGCTCAAGTTTTTGCTAGTGCATTAGGTAGTGTAAATCCAAAAGAGATAGCTGCAGGATTTAAAAACTTTACTGGTGTCATTAAGACTATGGGTGGTGCATTTGTTAAGTTAGGAGTACAGATACTTGCTAACCCTATATTCTTATTGGTAGGTGTGATAGTTGCTATAGTTGCTGCAGTAGTTATTTTCTTGAATAAAATTGGAGTACTTGAGAAAGTGCTTAGTGTTCTTATGGCTCCAATCAATGCGCTGATTAATGGCTTCAAAGCTCTGACAGATTGGTTAGGATTGACAGATAATGCAGCAGAAGAAAATGCTGAGGCAGTTAAGGCCGCATCTGAGTCAAACATTAAAGCTATTGAAAAAGAAATGGAGGCTAGAAAAGGCTTATATGATGTGACGAAAGATTTAAGCCTTGAAGAAATATCATCAATAGAGGATCAGTTAGGAGTAGAGATTGACAGATATGCTACATTAGAAGAGTTACAGATTGAAGAAGAGAGAAGAAAGCAACAACAAAGACAAGATCAAATTGATGCAATGGGTGAGCTTGCTGACATGGATGAGGAGCAGACCAAAGAATATCTTAAGTTGAAAGATGATGAGGCATCTGCTATTAACAAGATCAATCAGTTAGCTATCCAGCAAGCTAACAATAGAAAAAAGTTAGCTCAAGATATTAATCATCAGATTGAAATGCTAAACATTAAGCAAATCAAGGATGAGACTGAAAGGTCAAAGGCTATCTTAAAAATACAAGAAGCTGAGGCTATTGCTAAGTTAAAAAGACAAAGAAGAGAAGCCTCAAGATTGGATGACTGGGAGACAGTTGCCAACATTGATAAGTTGATATTATTAACTCAAAAAGACTTTGAGCAACAAAGAAATGACTTAACAACTGCATCCAATAAAAAGAGAGTTGAAGACAATAAACAAGCTAATGCAAAGATAGAATCTGCACAAGATAAACATCTTAAAACAATGCGTGCTCAGTTTAAGATTGACCTGGATAAAGCCGTTATTGATGGTAAGACAAAGCTAGAGATTGACCAAATGAAAATTGACCAAATGGTTAAAGAATCTAAGGAGCTAGAAAAGTTGAACATCAAAAAGACTAAGATATTTGCAACTGAAATGGATAGAGCTACTGCAGTCTCAGCAATGAATGCTCAGATTAAACAAGCTATTGACCAATTAGAAGCTGATAAGATAGCCATAGCTGATAAAGATGCTGTATCAAGAATTAAGACATTGATGTTAGAAGAACAAGATGCTATTAAAAAACTTGATTTACAAAAGCAATTAATTGAAGAGGAGAGAAAACAAGCTGTATCTGGAAAAGATTTAACTGAGCAACAAATTAAAGAAATCAATGCTAAGGCAGTTGAAGATACTAAGGCTATCAATAACCAACTTATAGCTATCGATAATGATAAAAATGCTAAGATTCTTGCAGCTGCTAAATTAGTTCAAGAGACAAAAATGTCACAAGAGCAATTTAATCTTGAAAGATTTAAAGGGACAACTGAGCAACAGATAACTGCACAGCAGTCATTTCTTGCAACAGAGTTAGCTACATTAGATTTGCAACAAACAGCTGAACTTGCTGCACTTGATTTGTCAGAGGCCGAAAAAGAAGCTATCAGAGAAAAGTATAGACAAGCTAGAATAGTTGCTGAAGAAACAACCAAAGAAAAAATCATTAATATTGAAGAGCAAGCAAATGCTAAGATTTTCAACATGATAGATCAAGGCTTTGAAACTGCAAAACAAGCGGCTAATGCTATTGCATCAGTCAATGCTATTAGTATTGGTAAGAAACTAAAAAATGTTGAGAAAGGTAGTAAGCAAGAAGAAGCTATCCTTAAGCAACAATTTGAGCAACAGAAAAAAATGAACTTAGCAATGGCTGCAATCAATGGAGCACAAGCTATCTTAGCAATATTATCAGTACCTGACTTTACTCTAGGTATTGCATCAGGTATAAGAATAGCCGCATCTATAGCAGCAACTGCTGCATCTATCTCAGCTATCTCAGCAACATCTTTTGAAGGTGGGGGTAATGCTCCAAGTCCAGTAAGTGGTGGTACTTCACAGACTAATACTGGCCCAATGGCTACACCTAACCTATTTGGCAACAATAACAATGCTAATAATGTTGGTGCAAATGATAGTAATAATGACCAATCAACACCTAATTTCACAGTCACAGCTGTAGTTAGTGAGACTGAAATGACAAGCACACAAAATAGAGTTAAACGCATCCAAAGAAACGCTGAATTATGACAAGTTATCAAGCACTAATCAACAAGATTGAATCATTTTACAACAATCACCTACAAGTTAAGAAAGTAGGTAGTGACTTCAATGAGCAGTTACCTAACTTTGCCACTAAGGATGAGAGGTATCCTTTAGTTTTTATCACTCCAATTGTGGCATCTACTACAATGGATGTGAACACTATCAGCTTAGAGGTGTATTGCTTAGATATCATCCAAAAAGACAGAGCTAACATCACAGTGATACTCTCAGACTGTCATCAGATATTGGTAGACTTAATCAATTACTTTAACTTTAGTAATGATTATTCATTTGACATAGTAGGCTCACCTTCAATCACTCCATTGAATAATCAACTACTTGACTATGCAGCGGGTTGGGTGATGACATTAGATGTTGACATCAGTAACTGGACTAATTGTCAAGTGCCTCTTATAACTAATTTACCAGGTTAATACAATATAGTTATGGCACGTAGACAGAAGATATCACAGATGACTCCTAAGGGAGCTAACTTACAAGCTACAGATTTACTAGAGATTAGTGAGTTAAGTGGCACTGGCTACATCACTAAGTCAATTACTGGTCAAGAGATTATCAATGCTGGTGGTGGTGGTGGCAGTCAGAACTTACAGCAAGTTACTGATATAGGAGCTACTACTACCAATCCGATACAAATAACTCACAGTGGTAGCACAGACACTCTTACAGCTAATCACACAAGCGGTAGTGGTATAGGTTTGCTTATCACTAAAGGTGGCAGTAATGAAGGACTGAAAGTTAATAAGACATCAGGTAGTGGGAATGCGGCTACAATTATTGGTACATTAGAAGCTACTACATTAGTTAAAACTGGGGGAACATCTAGTCAATTCTTAATGGCTGATGGCTCAGTAAGTACATCTATGATTCCAAGAGTTCAAACAGTAACATCTAGCGCTACAGTAACACCAACTAGCGCAAATGACCTGGTGAAGATAACAGCTCAGGCGGTAGGACTTACACTTGCTAACCCAACGGGTACATTTGCTGAAGGTCAATCATTGATAATAAGAATTAAAGATAATGGGACTGCAAGAGCTATCACTTATGGTAGTGACTATAGAGCAATAGGAGTAACTTTACCAACAACAACGGTACTAAGTAAGACTACATATTTAGGTATTATTTTCAATGATACTGATACAAAGTGGGATGTAGTAGGAGTAACAACACAAGCGTAATATGAGTTACTATAGCCTAATTTCTTTGATGCCGAAAAGTAGCTTTGACCCTGATGCTCAAGCATTCATAACAGCGGCTGCAATAACAGATTCTACTCAACAGAATGCTATTAATACTTTAGTACTTGACTTAAAAAGTTATTCTATTTGGACTAAAATGAAAGCTATTTATCCAGTAGTAGGTGGTACAGCATCACAGCACAAATTCAACTTGAAAGATCCAAGAGATTTAGATGTAGCTTTTAGGTTGACTTTTTTCGGAGGGGTAACACATTCTAATAATGGGATTCAAGGGAACGGGACTAACGGATATGGTGACACATTTTTTAATCCAACAGCTGAGGGTATAAGTATTAATAATTTTGGATTGACAGTTGTGTCAAGAACAAACCAAGCAAGAAGTGAAGTTGAAATCGGTAGTAGAGATAGTAATTTTGTTGGTGTTTCTCAAATGCTAATTAGAAGTGCTTTAAATGTATCACAACATCAAATTAATTCGACAGCAACGGGAACAATTACCGAAGTTGGAATAACTACTTCTTTAGGCTTTTTTAGCCAAAATAGAACAAATGGTACACAATTGAAAATTAATAGAAATGGAGTTGTTGCAACTTTTGCTCAAAATTCATCTACTGTAACGGATAGAAAAATAGCAATTATGGCACTTCTTACTAATGCAACATACGGTTCATTTTCATCAAAGCAATATTCAAGTATGGCAATTCACGAAGGCTTAAGTGATGTTGAAGTAGAAAATTTCCGTACAGCAATTACAAATTTTAATACATCATTAAGCAGATGATAGAAGTAGGTTTATTAACAATAGAACAAAAAGATAGCTTAGTAGAACAATTATACGCTCCTGATAGCTATTTCAACCCTATACAAGACGCTCAAGATAATTGGGTGATTTCAACAGAAGAAATGGAGCAGTGTGTAAATCCTGACTATCTTTGGGTGAAAGATTTACCACTGATTGAATACGTACCAATAACACAAGACTAATGGCATACGCTAATAATGGAGAGTTTAATGTGCTCTATAAGACTAGAAGAAGGATGGCTAACATCCTTAAGAGGATACTTAGAAATGATATAGTAGCTGGTCAAGGTACATTGGTAGAATCTATCAGAATCAATGCTAAAATAACTAGCTTTGAGAAGTTAGAAATACAGATAGTGGCTATGTACTATTTTATATTCCTTAACAATGGTGCTTTCTTATGGAATGGTGGTGTCATCACTCCTAGAGACTATGTCAATCAGTTCACAAATGAGCTTAATAACTCAGGAATAACAGCAGAGATATACTCACAGTACACAGAATGGTTGACTAAGCGTTATCCTATGCTTAAGGTGGCTGAGATACTTGAAAAGAATCAGAGAATCACATACACATTTGAGGCTCTTGATCCGCCTGAAGGATTTAAAGTAGGATATCCTTTAGATGTTTAATTCTTTCTTCATGGCTAACATATTGAAGGTCATGATAAGTGGTAGATTTGTGACCTCTTCAAATTTAGTTAGGTCTTCATTACATAGGCTGTAGATTAGTCTCTCCCATCCCCACTTAATCTCACTCTTTTTAAGCTGTAAGTCTTTGGACTCTTGAGAGTTGGTAGGTCTTTCATCATCATCCTCTTCTCCATTGTCATCATGGAATAAGTTGCCATAGGTGTCCATGAAGTTTTCTCTAAAAGCTATGAACTCAGGTATTATTCCATAAATGTCATTGATGCAATAGTCTTCAAACAGCTCATATCTCTGTCTAGGACTAAAGTTATAAGGCTCAAATACAGTAACATTCCATTGATCAACTGACTTTTGTCTATACAGAATAGATGCAATGTGACCAATGTTTTGATTATAGTCCTTTGAGAAGTAGTGCTCAAGGTCAATATACTCGCCAACAGTCAACTTATCTAATGATTTGAAGTGGTAGTCATCTACCTGGTGCTTGTATTGTTTAGATGGCTCTGAGTTAACAAACTTAATCTCACTAATCATAGCAGTCACTTCTTCTATATCAAGGTCTTCAAGCTCTTCTGAGCTGACATCAGCTAAAATAGCAAGAATTTCTATCTCTCTATTGAAGACCTCAGGTATAGTGTAAAGCTCTCTAATCTCTTTGAACTGTAGAACATCAATCTCACTCCAAGATTTCGGTAGGTGCATCCTTAGGTATGTGTTTAGATAACTTCTGACCAATCTCTACCAGGTATGGTACAGCTAACTCAGCTTTCAATTCTCTGATCAACTTTGCTTTCAGCTTAATGTGTGCATCTGAATAGTGCTCTACCTTAGTTAGATCATTACGCTTGAATAAAACAGCTAACAGCTCAGAGATGTAGCCTTTATGTTTTGAGTGCATAATCTTTTCGATGTGCTTAGTGTCCTTTACAGATAGTTTGAACTTATCCTCAAATGCAGTATAAGTGTAGCCATCTATCTCTAGTGTGTTCACTAGCTCAGGCTTTCCTGATAAGTCATTGAAAGATTTTACTATCTCTTTAAACTCCTCAATCTCCACATCATCCCATTTGATTGTGGGCACTCCTAAGAATTCAAACACTTGAAGGTGCTTGTCAATAGCATCTAGCTCAGTGTTAGCGTGAATAGTGGTGATTGTTTCAAATTGCTGTACCGTTAACTCATTCAATTGGTTAGGTACATCAATGCCTAAAATATTTACCATAGATTTTAATTTTTAACAAATATAATACTTTTAACAATATAGGCATGGATAGACCAGTCTATAAGATAACAATTGAGGATGAATATGCTGATGGTGAAAACTTAGGCATAGAAATGATTGCATTCACATCTAAACCTGCAATAAAGGTTAAAGGTATGGCTTTCAATTCTCATGTTGCTATGGCATTCAAGGATGATGTCAAGATGAGAGTGGTTGCACCAGCAATGATTCCTATGAACATCTACAGAAAAGATGAGGATGGTGAAGAGTATGATGTACAATTCACAGAAGAAGTCATTGAGGCTATTCATTCTAAGTTCATGCAGAATCTACAGAACAAAGACATATTCAACTTAGAGCATGACACTACTAAAAAAGTCCCAGCTTACATCTTAGAGGCTTGGATAGTAGACAACCCAACTACTGACAAGGCATTCACTACTTATGGCATTGAAGCTCCTAAGGGCACTCTGATGTTGACAAGCCAAGTAACTGACAGAGAATACTATGATGCACTGGTTGAGTCTGGTCAAGTAGGCTATTCTATTGAAGGCTTTTTAGGTATGAAATTATCGGAACAATTAAAATTAAATACTATGAAATTACCTGATGGAGAGCATCTAATTGAGGATAAAATCTATGTTGTAAAAGACGGAGAAGTTATTGAGATTAAAGATGTTGAGCTAAAAAAAGAAGAAGAGAAAATGGCTGATGACTCAGCTGTAGAAGAAGAAGTAGCTGATGCTGAGGCTCAAGCTACAGAAGAAGCTGAAACAGAAGAAGTAGCTATGGCTATTGATCCAGCTGTAGATGCTGAAGCTATTATTGCTATTGTGAGACCTTTATTAGAGGAGCACATGAATTCAGTGATTGCTATGATTGCTGGTTTAAAAAATCAGATTGAGGAAAGCCTTGCAGTTGACACTGAAGAAGAAGTAGCTAGTGTAGCATTGACTGCTCACGAAAAATTTAAAGAATTTGTAAAATTTTCAAAATCAAAATAAAATGACACGTAACCTAAAATTCGACCTAGACATCGAAACAAATGCACTTTTGTGTGCTAACCCAGATGAGTTTTACTCTAAGGCTTATTTATCTAGCCCTGATATTGCTAACAACTTTAGAACTTTACCAGGTATCAAAAGCAAAACTAAGTTAGCTAATGTAACTTTTGGTAGCTTATTACAAGCATCTACTTGTAACTTCAATGCTCCTACTGACTCATTAGATGCTATTGACATTGATGTATGTCCTTTATCAGCTATGGCTCAACTTTGTCAATTTGACTTAGAGCAGTCTTTCTTAGCTTTGCAAATGTCTGCAGGCTCAAATGGTGACTTCACAGTTGCATCATTTATGTCTTACTACTGGAATGAAATGGCTAATGTTATTGGTCAAGATTTAGAGTTATTAAGATGGCAAGGTGACACAACATCTGAGGATGATTTATTAGGACTTTGTAATGGTTACTTAGTTCAGTTGTGTGGTGATGTTGCTGTTAATGGCTTATGGTCTGCTGCTGTAACTACTGCAAATGTATTGACTGTATTAGAGTCTGTTGTCAACGCTGCTCCTAATGCAATTGTACGTAAAAAAGCAGACTTAAGATTGTATGTGTCAACAAACGTAGCTAATGCTTATGAGTTGAAAGCAGCACAAGGTAACACTCAGACTTATGTTACTTTACCATTAGGATTAACTTTCTTAGGAATTCCTATAGTAGTATGTGAAGGTATGCCTGACAACACTATTGTATTGACATTGAAAAACAACCTAGTATACGCATTTGATGCTGAAGGTGACTCTAAGGCTTTGAAAGCAGTTAACTTGTCTGACTCAGTTGCTGAGCCATACTTGAGAACTCGTGCTAACATGAAAGCTGGTTTCCACTACACAAACCCTGCAGAGATTGTTGTATACAATGTATGTTTTGACTAACATTAA